TCAGCACGCTCGGCATTTATGGCTTTGCTCTCAAGAAGAGTTTCGTGAACAAATGAAGGTGGACCCGGAGTATTACGATGCGAAGATTGCAGGATGGTGGGTATGGGGACAATGTATCTGGATTGGCCCAGGATGGTGCGCAAAGCAGCTACCGCACCTTGGGGACGCGGGTTGCGGGGTGAATAGGCAGCTACCGCACCTTGGGAACGCGGGACGCGGGGTGAATAGGCAGCTACCGCACCTTGGGGACGCGGGTTGCGGGGTGAATAGGAAGCTACCGCACCTTGGGAACGCGGGACGCGGCGACGAATGTCTAAGCTACCGCACCTTGGGAACGCGGGAGTTCCTGTTTCAATATATGAACGAACTGGCAGAACGCTTACGCCGAGTGCGGGTGTGCTGCGGAGATTGGTCCCGTGTCTGCAATCCCACAACCTTGACCAGATTCGGAGACTGCGGTATCTTCCTCGATCCTCCTTATACCAATGGGGATATGGATTATTCGGCTGGAGGGATGGGTGGAGAGGTTTCCGGTGCTGTGCGCGAGTGGGCGGTTTCCAACGGAGACAACCCACTGCTGCGCATTGCGCTTTGCGGTTATGAGGGCGATTATAAGATGTCGGAGTCGTGGGAGTGCGTAGCATGGAAGGCGAACGGCGGCTATGCAACTTCGCAAGAAAACAGCGCGAAAGAGCGCATCTGGTTTTCTAAATACTGCATTGGCTCAAATCAACTTGGATTATTCAAATGACCGCCTCGCAAATCGCGCGTACCATCCACGGCGTCAAGGCTGGCAAACGCTGGTCCTGCCGCTGCCCTGTGCCGACACATGCGCACGGCGATAGAAGCCGGAGCCTGAGTGTGTGGGAGTCAGAAGACGGATGGGTATGCTTTCGCTGCTTCGCCGGATGCTCTCGCGCTGAGATTCTGGCGGCGATGGGCCTACAGGTCCGAGACTTGGCGCTGAATGAGTTTCACAAGAACCCGCAATGGGAGCAGCAAAAGTCAGATCGAGAGCGGCTGGAGACTCTGGAGCGCCGTCACGGGCTGTTCATCATGCTGCAAGCGGTAGAGCCAGCAAAGCGGAATTACTATGCAGCGGCAGAGCGAAATACTGCTGTTGAAATCCGAGAATTAAGGACTATAATTTTCCCTGTAGAAGAGTATTATCGCCGCCGAAATGAACAAACCCAACACATCATCGCCGAGTACAGAATCCCAACTTTAATGGAGTGTGTCCCATGCCCCAACCTTTGAAAACATTTTCAAAACCGATTTTAGACGCCGATCTATCGCGGTTGAACTCTGACCCCATCGAAGTGGCAGACGCCGCAATTTCAGCCATTCTGCGCGACGCTGAGGCATCACAGCGCAACATCTTCGCCAAGCTCGCGGTAGCTCTCCGCATCGCCAATGACCGGAAAATCTATGAGCGCCATGTGGACCAGTACGGCGAACCTTTCAAATCTATGGATTTTTGGATAAAGGCGATGTACCCGGAGACGTGGCGCTATGCGAAGGATGCGTTCTCGGCGGCGGTTGCCATGCCGGAAGTTCCCATCGAAGACATAGCCGACATGAAACGCTGTAACGCAATGCTGCTGGCGGACCCAGGCATTTCACCGATGACACGCCGCGATCCTGGAATCATTGAAGCTGCAAAGCATGAGACGGAAAAAGAGTTTAGAGAGCATATAAACAGTAAACATGGGCAGCATTTAGAAGGCCCGCGAACGCTGAAAATCACCGGCCCGGAGTCGGGAATAAAGAAGATCGAATCAGTTTTAGACGAGATCGGGGAGACGTGGAACCTTACAGACCGCTTTGGCCAGCTTGAAGCGTTGGTAGAGGACTGGCGGCAAGGCGGACACAGTGAGGCTACGCAATGAACCCCATCATACCTGGATACCTCATTCGGCTTGCCTGGTCTATGCGCTTTGGATTGACTGAAAAGCAGAAGAACCTATTCCTCACAGACGAGGGATGCTGGCAACTCTGCCGGTGTCGAACCGATGAGGCCCGGAGAATCCTCTTGGGTGTATCGCAATGACCATCCGTTCCGGTGTACCTGGCCGTCTAGGTCGAATCCGATTGAAGGGGTTGGCGCTCGCTGATCTTCGCCGGCGAGTCTTCACGCGGGATGGATGGGCTTGTAAGCAGTGCGGCGCGGCTTGCTCTTGGGCTACTGGGCATCTGGCGCATATCCAAAGCCGGGGAGCTGGCGGGTCAGACACGGAAGAGAACACGCGTCTACTCTGCGGGGATTGTCATCGCACTGAGCACGGGAACCCGCTTCCCCGGAAGTAGAACCGTTCTACCACTTCACGCCCCGATCTGTACTTTTCCCGATCTTGACGGTATCGACTGGAGAGATTTTCTTGAGCATCGTCTTTCGTCTCTCCAGTTCCTGTCTCCGTTGCTTATCAGTTTTCTTCTGTGCCATTTTTCCCTTCCTCGACGTGTTTTTAGATCGGCGTTTTTGGGTACAATTCACCCGATATAAGCCCGAAAACTGCTAACCGTTTTACCATCCCCGGCTATCTCTCCGGTTCACCGCGTGGGACGCACGATCCGTCTTGTCGTGCGCCTGTCCACGTTCGGCCAAGCCATTATCCTTACTGCCGTGAACCCCCGCTAATGCGCATGAGGCGGGCCAGAGGCTTTGCACTGGAGGGGCGATTGAAAAAGCAGTTGCGACTCACCGTTGCGCTGGCGTCGGGATGGCTCCCAGGCGCTCGTCACACGCTAGGGTAGGTATCGCATCCGCGCACTATCCGCCCGGCCATACGCTTTCGCGGTGCCAGCCTTGAGATTCCCGCCGACTCGAAAGCTGCACACGGTCGGCATTAACGTCGATACACGGGCGTAAGTTCGCCTAACCTCGACGGCCCAGGCGCACGAAAGCGGGAACCCTGACGTGGAACGAATTGTCGAAGATTTTTTGCTCATATACCCCTAGACAGTTGCAATCCTACGCGGAATAGTGTCTAATTGTCAATAGAGGGGTTGTGGCGGCAAACCCCAGCTCTGCGACTCCTAGACAGATTCAAAGAGCAACCCCTCGACCTAAACCCCAAAGAGCCTGGACTTCGAGAGCCAGGGATGGAACCCCCGGAAGCCTCACGGCAACCGGGGGTTTTGTTTTGGTGGGACCGTATGCAGGGGCAGAGCGAGGACGTGTTGCGGGGTTTAGTGCGATTTTACACGACTTTCTTGGCGACGTACTTCACTCCAGCGGCCTCATACACTCTGAAAGCCAGCCGCTCCAACTGGTCGAACGGCAAGTCGTCGCTGATCACGTGGTAGGCCAAGTCGATAGCGAGGCTCTTGAGGTTGGGCGATTCCGGCTTTGCGACCGGCGCGGGTACCGCTGCTTGCGGGGCCGCTAGAGGCTCCTGTAGTGCTTGCTCGCGTTTTGACAGCACCTTGGGCCTTGCTACAGGTTTGGGAGCCTTGGCGGGCTTAGCTGTGCCGGGGATGCTGGCCTGGGCGGGCGAAGGCGGTGTGGGGCGGGCTGCTACGGCCGCTTTGAGAACCTTGACACCCTCATCCGCTCCGTGCTCTTTGACGGCATGGAGTACGGCGCTGGGGGTGACTTCGCCGGCGGCGACAAGGGCTTTGGCTTCTTCCGGGGCGTCATGGAGAGCAATGGCGTCGGTGATGAAGCGCCTCGGCTTGCCGATGTGTTCTGCAATCCAGTCCTCAGACTTGCACAGGCCGTCGCGGAGCCGTTTGCACTGGAGGCCGATTTCCAGCGGCGTGAGTGGCAGGCCGGAATTGCCTACGAGGGTAGAGACGCGCAGATCGGCGGCGCTCCCATCTGTGTCAATGACGGGAATGTTGGCTTCTATGCCCTCATCCCACAATTCGAGATAGGCTGTCAGCCGGCACTCGCCGTCGATCAGCAGCGGCGTTCCGGTAGCGCGTATGTAGCGCACCTTGATAGGGTCGAAGAGTCCCGGCAGTCCATCGTTCATCCGGGCTTTGATTGACGGCTTGAGTGTGTTTTCGATGTGGTCACGGGTTGCGGGGCTGGACATATCGCGTGAGTTCCAGCCCTCTTGTTTGACGATTGTGCGCGGCGGCAGGTTGCGGCCTTCGAGCTTGAGGGTCGTCCCATCTTCGGCGCGGCTGAGTCTCTCTCCTTGTAATGGCATTTTGTGTTCCTTCCTTTCTCTGTTGCGGCATAGCTGCCGGTGGCTACTTCTTGACGCGTGCGATCAGCGCGGTCACTCGCCGGCCAACTTGAGCGCCGCACGCGCTTTTTTGAACGGATCGCCAAAATGATCGACGAACTCTTTCAGAGCCTCTACTAGCGCATCGTGCGAGTTGACGGCGGTGACGATCAGAGCAGTGTTCGCGTCCCCTTCCTTGTCGGTTTGCGTATAAGCAACCCAATGTGAAGTTTTAGAGTTGGGAGCAGAGATTTCATGGACTAGAAAAGCACAATTCTCCCAAATCTTCGAGGTCTTCCCCTCGCTGTCAATCACCCATGGCAACGGCGTATGTTCGCTCACATCATCCTCCAGATCAGCCAGCCCACAATGGCCAGCGCGGTTAAGATTGCCAGTGTCAAGCAAACAGTGGGCCAGTGAATCTGCGGCTCGCGGGGCAGGATGCTGCGATTAAGGCCGGTGCTGAGCAGTTTGGTCAGCGGGTCCGCGCCGTCGTCGCCGTCTGTGTGTAGGTAGGTACGCTGGGCTAGGGTCATGGGCGTATCACCGTCGCACCTTTCTGCGCGATGATGACGAGGTTTTTATTGCAGCCGCTGGCGTCCACGTACTCGGCCTTACCGGCATCGAGGCTGGTCAGCGAAGTGCAGCCGTTGGCGTACACGTACCCGGCCTTACCGGCATCGAGGCTGGTCAGCGAAGTGCAGCCGCTGGCGTCCACATACCAAGCCCTTCCAGTATCGAGGCTGGTCAGCGAAGTGCAGCCGTTGGCGTAAACGGACCCGGTAGCGTCCTTGGCATCGAGGCTGGTCAGCGAAGTGCAGCCGTTGGCGTCCACATACCAAAATCCCTTCTTGTAACGCCGCGCCAATGCCACTCTTGTGCGCTTTTCACACTCCACTGCATCGAACCATTCCGGCATATGGTCCTGATCGACTTTATAAGCCCATGCCTTGAGGCTCGGCCAAACCTTGATCTTGTCGGTTGGTGAAATCTCCACACGCAGGATGTTTGGGCCGCGTGCCCCGTCTGCATGGAGGTTATGTTCAGCGATAATCTTCTCATGTGAGTCAGATTTATCGCTCCAAAACTCCTCACCCTTTGTTAGAACAAAACTTGCAAACTTACACATACTTGTTTCCTCCTGCGCGTTCCTGCCGCGCCCAGGCTGTGCTACCAGCGCCGCGCTTTCCGCATCGCCATGATTCTGCGCTCTTCTTTGTACTGTGCCATTTCAAGGTCCACAAGCACGATCAGTAGGGCTACGAGTGCGACAAATGCGATAGACAAGCCAATAGCGAACCAGTGCTGGCCCAGGTACGCCCATGCTTCGGTGATGTGGTTCATAGCGCCCCCGTGAGCATCTTCCGCCGCCGTGCCTCGTATGTCTGGAATGACGGCAGATGAATCTCGTCTTCCATCGTGGCGCTCATGGCTGCCCAGGTTCCGCCCGTAGGAGCCAACGCGTGCATCTCTTCGAGGGTGAGCGTGCGGACGTGTCCGCCCTGCTCGGTTGTGATCAGGTTGTTCGGCTGCTCCATCTCTCCGTGCGCGATAGCCTCCAGGCACTGATCGGAGTTGCGCTCGATGCGATCATGCGCAGAGCAATAGTGATCACCGTCCGCTATGCGTTCTCCGTCGCTTTCGTGGTAGTCAGCTTCCGCCTGCTCCATGTGCGCGATGATTGCGCGTGCTGTGCCTCGGTCGGCGGGTGTGGGCTTGGGTTGCCGCTTCGATTCGATTCCCGCGTAATAAGCTGCGACCAAAGCCGTTTCAATTCTCCATACGCTCAGGTTGTGGAAGTCGAGAGCGTCAGACTTGCGATTCTCCAGCGTTGCAATTCCCAAACTATCGCGGGCGATGCGTGCGGCTACTTTCCGTGCTTCAAGGTTCATTTTTGTTTCCTCCCTTGCATGATGTGTGCGGTTATGATGCGGTTGGTGGTTCATTGCTATTGTGCTCGCGGATGGAATCGACTAGCGATTGAGGATCATTCTCCATGTACCATTCTCGCGTTTTCATACCGATTCCAGGGAAGTCTTCGCCATGATAATGCGCACACCACACACCGGCGCGAGGGTCTGGTCCGATAAGCATCTCGCCATTCGCAAGGAATCGGCGGTCACAAGTGCAAGTACACGTCTTTCCGTTGCAGCGGTGGTGTTTAGCTATCAGCGATTCGATTTGCTCTCGGTTCATTTCTTCACCACCGATGAAACAGGAGCAATAGTAACCCTTGCGATGGATTGCGCCCACTTTACAAAGTCGGCAGGATTAGCCAGCTCTGGCTCCCATTCACGATAGTTTGCGTTAGCAATAGCACGAAGGGCTGCTGTTAGGTTCTCCGCGAGTTCTGAAACGCGCTCATACGACTCACGCATTGCAGACAAGCGGCTTTTAGTTTCAGCTAGTTCTTGTGCTGTCAGCGGGAACCAAGTCTCAAGGCTTGAATCCGTGAACCAGTCGGCAGGAAGAGCCTTGTATCCGTGAATTTCATCATTGCACTGGTATCCGCAATAGGTCTGCCTAAACGGAAAAGCACACGCTCCGGTCCCATTATCAATAAAATCATGGATCACGATCCGCTTTACAGAAAAGCTCTCTCTACCTTCCATTACGCAACCTCCATCGCTTTATAAAGCATGTCGATTGCATCGCTTAGATCGTCCAGCGTGATGCCGGTAATCGGAGTGTCGTAACGCTGCGACTCAAGGTAATGCGCTGCATTGCGGAGAGTGATCTGAGCTTCATAGCGTTCCATTTTTGCTGCTCCTTATGCGGTTGATTACCGCTGTACTCATCAATACCAGCTTACGGCAAGGACCGCGCGGCGGAGGTTAGGATTTTCCCTTCCCAGGCTTTCCGTATGATTCCCAACCCATCAATTCCAGTTTCAAACGTTCATTCTCTTGCGCATACGGCAAGACAGCAAACAATCTTGCACGCTCATCGTCATCGTTTGTATGCCTATACCGTGCAGATATTTCCTCAACGGTAAGCAGTTTAGGTAATCCTTTCGGTTTCATTAGACCTCCACGATTCTTTCGTAGGCCGTCTTTCCTGTAGAGTCCTTAAAGCAGACATAGGATGGCCAAACTGTTTTAGGTGTCTTGCCCAGTAGTCGGTTGAGTTGTGCGATATAAGCGGGATGCGATTCCCTCTCAATCACGCTTAGAAGGTATTCTATCTTTGTCATACAATCCTTTCTACTGTGACCTTGCGTACTTGCATGATGTAAGAGTATACAAACCTGCTTTGTATGTCAATAGTACTGCCTGTGGAAACTGTGGATAACTCACTCATCGCCAGTGTTTACGCGGCTGAAAATCTTTTCTAGTGATCTCCTAGCCGCTGCTGATGTGTGTGCAGGGCAGGGATACTGCATAGCTCTAGCACTCACTGTACGGGCACACTTGGGGCAGGAGCGCATCACAGGAGGCCGTCCGCCTTTGCGCCCCAGATAGCTCATCACCGCCGATACGGTTTTATCATCCATATCGAGATTGTATGTGCAAAGCTGCTTTGTTGTCAAGATACGCGTTTCAGGGCTTCCAGGCGTAGCAGAGCGGCCCGCGCCATCTTCCGCAGCGTGGCGATTGATATTGCCTTTGTTTTCTTGGTCATAGATTCCCTAGGTTAGCAAACCGCTTGCCAATCACTCGCCAATCTACTGCTGTGACACTAAAAGCCAAAACGCGCTATAATCACGCTGAGGAGCAAGTATGCCAGCAGGACGGCCAAGCGAATACACGGACGCAAAGGCAGAAGCGATCTGCGACAGAATCGCAGAAGGCGAGTATCTTACTGATATATGTGAACTTAAAGACTTTCCTTCATACAAAACAGTGCGCAAATGGATTAAAGAACATGACGATTTCTCCAAGAGTATCGCGCGCGCGGGAGATGATCAGGCCGATTATTACCGTTGGAGAATCAGCAAGTTAAACGATTCCATGACGGCGGCGAACTGGCAATTCGTGAACGCGCAGATTCACAATATTCAGTGGCTCATGGCTAAATTGAAGGCAAAGTACGGTGACAAGACGGCGATCACTGGCGCGGATGGTGGGGCGATACAGATTGTGAGCACGATTCCGCGTCCGCCAGTGGTGTAAACTGTGCTACACTGTAATCATGTGTGATACTAAATTAATCTCTCTCAGGATACCTGTTGACTTGTTAGCAAAGGTTGACGCTGAGGCGAGTCGTGAGCGCCGGAGCCGAGCTAATGTGATTACAGGCAGGTTGGTAGACAGCTTTGACGAGGATACGCCACAACCATTGCCGGAGCCAAAACGCACAGTAGCAAGGATTCTGGAAGGCAAGCGCGTAACGGAGCCACTGACGATCTGTACATCTTGTGTAGAATGTGGCTCTATAGCGGGGCATCAGAAATGGTGTAAACTCAAAACGAGGTAACGCTATGCCAGTCTTCGCATCTATTCAGCCTCCGGGCCTGTATCCCGGAGACAACTACGCGCTGGTCAACAATGCGGCCAGCGATACGATTGTCCACCTGACGCAGCAGGTAGTGATCTGCCAAACGACAGAGATTGCCGGCAATCAACTGACGCTGACGAACACCACGAATCAAGCGGCCAGCGTGTACGTTGCGGCGGCAGATGCGCCGACAGCGACGTATCCGAACGGCCAAACTGGGAACTACAAAGCCCTTACCGACGCGGACAGCAACACAGCGGTCACGGTTGCCAGCGGGAGCACAATCACGTTCACCACGCCAGGTCCGTTCATCTGCGGATACTTCGCCACTGCGCCGTCAAGCGGGAGCCTGATTATTGCGAGGTAAGAAGTGCGCATTGACCCCGCATCCGGCCCCGGCAGGTTTCTCGTGGACCTGTCAAAGTATGGCGGTCTGCGCTACGAACCTTACCCATTCCAGGCAGACTTTCACGGCTCACCGGCACCGTATGGGTTCTTAGGTGGTGCGGCTGGACCCGGCAAGACTACCGGCTCGCTGATGGAGCTATTCATTGGTGCGAATGAGTTCAGTAGCGCTGACGGCCCCCAGGTTCACGATCTTGCTTTGCGCCGCACGTATCCGCAACTTGAAGCAACCGTGATTACGCGATTCCGCGAACTGTTTCCGCACAGTCTGTATCGCAAGTTCAACGAAACCAAGAGCGAGGTAACGTGGTCAAACGGGGCAACGCTCAAGTTTGGGTCGATGCAGTACGAGTCAGATGCATGGGCGTTTCAAGGCCAGTGGCGCAACATCTACTATGACGAGTTGTGCGACTTCACATTCACGCAATGGATGGCGACTAGCGCGTGGAATCGCTGCCCGGTAAGCAGTCAGACGCGCAAGTGGGGTTCAGGCAATCCGGTCGGCATTGGCGCTGTATGGGTAGAAGATATGTTTGTAAAGCACGTCCCATGCACAGAGATGGACGCCAGCCAACGGCGCGCGTATGAGGCGAAAGACTACCCATACTTCGAGGCAACCTATTTAGATAATCCAGTTTACGCGAACGATCCTAAGTTCCTCAAGAATCTGGAAGCGTACCCAGAAGCATTCCGCGACGCGCTCAAGTTTGCAATATGGGGCGCAGCCGGCGGATATTTTCGCGGGGTTTACGATGAGGCGATCCACATCTTCCCGCGCAACAAGCTGGAGATTAAGCCGTGGTGGAAGCAGTGGATCAGCGGGAATTGGGGATACGCGCACCCTGCCAGCTACTACAAGCACTGCATGGATGATGAAGGCGTGGTCTACACCTACGATGAACTGTTTGAGCGGCAGAAAGAGCCGGAGGATTTGGCGTCGATTATTGCAGAGTGGGCGTTAGAAGACGGCAAGATGCCAAGGTTTGAGAGTTTCGCGCACTCGTTTGACGCGGCTGCGACAAAGCGGACGGCGACGATGGGAGAGAATGCGAACTCGGTAAACAATCGCATGATCCCTGTACTGCGCAAGGCTGGTATCCCTGATCCGCATGAATCTACACGGGATAAGCTGGGTCGCGATACGCTGATGCGCGGCAAGATGAAGGCACGGATTCAGTTAGGAGAGGATGCTTATGGACATCCGCTGGAGGTTCCGAGTTGGCAAATATCTGACAGGTGTACGCAGTTGAAGCGGATCATTCCGGTTATCAAAGCAAATCCTACCGAGCCGGAGAAGATGGAAGGGTCGGAAGACGGAACAGATTCACCGTTACAGGGAGCGGGATATGGGCTGTATGCTATCTTTGGTAAGCCGCGAGCAGTGCCGCACGATGTACAATTAGCACGAGCGGTAGAGGATGCGCCTGACAACTCGGCGCTTTACCTCCGGGCATTGCGGTTTGAGGACAACTGGAAGAAGACACACGCGACGGCGAGAAGGAGTCCAGTGCGATGGAAACGGCAATAATCGTGGCGTTTGGTGTGGCGCTTGGCGTGATCGGCTACATTATGTGGCTGATGTGGAAAGAGTTGCGGCAAATTCATACCACTGTAGAATTATCGTATCAAGGGTACTTTGATATGCGGGACGCTCTTGTTCCTATCGGCTCTTCTCTGAATCACATCCGCGAAGTATTGACCGAGGCCAGCCGCCTGAAAGCCTTGAAAGTTGATTCTCCAGAGAAAAGTGATACTATTTCAGAAAGAACGCCTCCGCGGTCGGTTTATATTCCAATCGCGCGGCGGCGGCAGTTTGCGGAGTCGGCGTCTTTTAGTCCGGCAACGCATGATGCAAAAGTACGTGAAAACAATGCAAGGGCAATCGAAACAGCAGGATAAGGAGATTTTATGCCAACCGATGCAACTGGCGCATTCCGCCACAATCATGAGTCAGCGCAGATGCACTCTGAGGCTGCGGGCAAGAAGTACAACCCGGATGGCGACCAGGGCCACGAGGACAGCAACGGTGAGCAGGTGGAGATTCACCCGCATGGCGACGGCACCTTCCATACGATGCACCAGGGCGAACGTGTTGAGCATGAGACGCACGGGCACGCGCTGATTCATGCGGCCAAGGTTCACGCCGAAGAGGGCCACCAGCATTTTATGGTCCACCACACCGGCGACGAACTGCATACCCATTCAGTCAAGGGCGGAGAAGAGCCGGAGCATCTGGAGCATGACCCCGCAAACATCGAAGCTGCCAAAGACCATCTTGACCAGTTTTTCGATGAAGAAGCGGGCGAGAAATCGCACGAAGGCGAAGAGGAACCAAGCGGCGAAGGCGAAGGCCTCGGCGGCTTGTATTAACCATAACCAGTAGGAACAACCATCCATAAGGAGGATGAACCCATGGCACTGAGCAGATTTTCAGGGCAGTATCGCGCGACGGCATTCAACTACGGCGGATCGGACACAGAGAATCCTGATCCTCTTGTGGTTTGCGCTGGGTCAAACGCGGCTTCGAGCGCGGGAACGCTGACCGTGCAGAACGGCTTTTTCACTTGCGCAGATGGAACGGTAGTCACTCCGTTCAACGTGAATGCGCCTGTTACCATCGTTAATGCGCTCGGCGCGGACACGCAGACTCCCTCTGCTGTTTCAACCAATGTGCAGTCAAACCTCTATGGTCCGACAGCCACAGTATCGGCTACCACATGGACTTACGCGCACGCCCCCGGCGACCGCGTATCGAGCGGCACGGTTGGCTTGCAGGAAGCGATCAATTACGCCAGCCTCAAGGGCGGCGGAACTGTTCTTCTGGATGCGACATGGGTCACTCAGGGTGGAACGCAGGCCATGCTTTCCGCTGCCACAGTTCCATCCAGCGTGAGCATCCTCGACAATCGAACGGGCGGATCAGCTCCGGTTCAAACTGTTCAGGTTGCGCTTACGCTCTCGCAACTCCAGAACGCCTATACCACGCCGATTCAGATTATTCCGGCCCCCGGTGCTGGCAACCTGATTGATGTGATTGACGCGGTGCTTGATCTTCAGTATGGTTCGGCGGCGTTCACCAGCGGCGGCGCGGCTCAACTTTCCTACGGGACCGCGCTGACCTATCCGGCATCGGCGACGATTGCCACGACGGTCTTCACATCGTTCGCAGCCAATCAAGCAATCAAGGTTGCGGGTGCTTTGGCTGTCACAGCGTCAGCCAACATTCTGAACCAGGCAATCACCTACTCGAACGCGACACAGACATTCGCGGGCGGAACTGCTGGTTCGGCAATTCTCACCGTCAACTATCGGGTACTAACGGGACTGAAATAATGCCAGCTAAATCGCTCGCTCAATTACGCTGGATCAACTCGCCCTCTGGCCGTAAGGCTTTGGGGGCGAGCGGCGTAAAAGAGTGGGACGAAGCAAGCAAAGGTTTGAAACTACCTGAAAAACTCGGTCCACTACGCAGGGCGGCGAGGGCGAAGTGATGGCAACTCTCTTCGGTAAGCCAAAGTCGGAAGTAGTCAAGCATCCAGGCGCATTTCGCCGCGCGGCTCAGGCGCATGGGGAATCTACACAAGCGTATGCGGAGAAGGAAAAAGATGCGCCGGGACGACTCGGACGGCGTGCGCGGCTGGCGCTAACATTCTCGAAGATGCGCAAGGGGTAAGGCGAGGTTTCGTGATGGACTTTGAGCGCCAAAAGCCGGTAACGAATGAGTACCGAGATGGATGGGATAGAATTTTTGGTTCTCTGTTGAGAATGTGGAGTGAAATGCCTGGATGTGAAATAGTTAATGTTCCCGCTTCCAATCCAACATATCCCAACGGCTGCCCCATCCTAGAGGAGCGCGCAGATGGGTGAACTTGCCGAACTTCCCAAATCAGAGACGCAGCTTGCAGAAGAGCGCATGATAGCAGTTGAGCGCCAGGTACACAAGAGCGTTCCCCCCGGTGTAAAGCACACAATTCTATGCCCTTATTGCGGCAACTGGAACTTTCCTCATACATCGCTTTGCTGTGAACTGCTGCGCTTTGCGGTGACAACAATTCTGGTTGCGGATCGCGCAATAAAGACGGCGCAAGCCGGGGAGAGAGCACTTGTCAACTAACGCCCTGATTCCGCCTCCTGCCCTCGATGCTTTATCTAGCGTCGACACTCCACAGCCGGAAGAGCAAGAGCAATTCGGCGGCGATGGTTTCCCGGAGTTGCCAAAAGAACTGCAAGATGCGCTCAAGGAACTGCTGAAAAAGGCTCTCAAGCGTGAAGTCTATGCGCGCCGTCAAGAGGTTATGGAGGCGCGGAAACAGCGTTTCTACGACCGTGGCGTGCAGTATATCTATTGGGACTTCAACTCAATGGGTTTTGCATGGTTGCCTGGATGCGCGCCAGGATCAGGTGCAGATGATGGCGGATATAGTGACGTTTACAACATCTTCCATCCGTTTCTGCGCGCCCTGATTGCAGCAGGAACAGCAAACTCTCCCGGCGCTCATATTGAACCAAGATCGAACAAAACAGCGGATACCATTGGAGCGGAATCGGCGGACCTGTACCGGGAATTTGTTGAACAGGCAAACGATATAAAGCGCGTCCAAACAGAGATATGGCGCTACTTCGGAACAGATGGGCGCGTAATTATCCGCGTATACAAGGGCCAGCCCGATGAATCAATCGGTGTAGATGAAGACGGAGAACCGCTGGAAGCCGAACTAATGGACGTTGGCGGAGTTCTGGAATGGAAAGTTCCCATTACGCAAAACGACCCTAAAAAGTGGCCCTATGCTGTTAATTCCGAAGAGTTTGAACTTGAGACGCTGCAAGAGGATTATCCCAACGTAGTCGATGAACATGGAGAATCACTTATCAAAGGTTCCGGCGACGAGATGGGAGAATCTGCCTATGAGCGAATGGCCCGTATCGGTGTATTGCAGGGAAGCCGCCTGCTGACTGCCAGCGGAGAGACTTTTACCAACCTTGCAACGCGCCATATTGCCTATTTCCGGCCCTCTTTCTTTCGGGCAACGTCGAAGAAGTATCGAGACCAGTTTGCTGAGATTTTCCCCGATGGATGTGAACTGATTGTCTGTGGCGGAGAGTATTGCGAGAGTCGCCCGAAGTCGATGGATGACGTTATAACGGTCTCTCATTCAACGCCGGGAGATGGCCAGAACCGTTCCAGCCTGATGCACGATATGGTTGGACCTCAAGACACATTCAACGATTGCTGGAACCAGCAAAAAGAGATTTTCGACTACTGCATCCCTGATGTTTACATGGACTCCGCCACTGTCGACTCAATGGCGACGGAAGAGCGCAAAGCAGAGCCGGGGGCGGAGATTCCTGTTGTTCTCCTGCCGGGAGAAAACATAGCAAATAAGGTCATGTTTGGGCAGAATGTCGAAGTTCCTCAAACGATGATTCTGGCGCTCAATACACTTTCTGGTTCGCTCGGCCAGATGATTACCGGAATGTACTCGGCAGCGCAAGGAGACGGAGACAAACACCAGGAAACAGCCAAAGGGCTGACAATCCTCAAAGAATCTGCACTCGGCCAGATCGGGATTGCGTGGGGAGCATCGCAAAGTCTGATCGCTGGAGCGATTGAGAAGTGCATCCGTCTTGCAGCTAAAACACGCGATGGTTCGCAGAAAATCTCTGTGCGGGTTGCGGGAAGCGATGCCAGTTCATCCAAAGAAATACAGGTTGCCAACATCCAAAAGGGCAACTGGTACTCAGAGGTCGATTCCAGTTATCCCGACACGCGGGCAATGAAGCGCGCAATCTTTACTTCGCTGGTGGAGATGAGCGCGAAGAGTCCGGCCATTGCCGCGATGCTTGCGTTGCCTGAGAATCAGGAGCTATTCAAGGAATTTGTAGGAATTGAAGGATTTGAGGTTCCAGGTGCGGCGGCGGATTTGCAGCAACGCCGGGAAATTGAAGAATTACTCAAGAGCGGACCGAGCATACCAGCCCCGGAAGAGGTTCAACAGGGCGCGATGCAGCAGATACAGGGAATGGCTCAACAGGCGTCAGCGGCGATGCAGCAGGGCCAGCCACCGCCACCGCCACCGCCTCCAGAGGCCATTGGGCAGATTCAACAGCAGGTGACGCAGCAGCTCACCAAGTCGACTGTGCCGATTGACCCCGTGTGGGACTTCCACCAGCAGCACGTTCAGACGATTCAGGATTGGCTCGCCTCACAGGATCGTTTCGATGAAGAGGCGAAGGGCAATTTTGACGGTATCGAGAACGTGAAACTGCATGGCATGGCCCACAAACAGGTTTTAGAGCAACTGGCGGCGCAGCAGCCGTCACAGAACAAGCCCCCAAGTGTCAGTATCAACTTCGCCGATCTCCCAATCGACGGTAAGCAGCAGGCCGCGAAGGAAGCGGGGATCACTTTGAATCCCGCTGGACTCGCAATGCAGGAAGCACAGAAAACAGCACCAAAACCACAGACAGGAGAGCAGCAAAATGGCTGATGAGACAGGAAGCATTGGACTCGCGGAGACAACCGGAGCGGATACCGGCGAAGTAGTCGAACCCGGAGCGGAAACCGTAGAAACTGGCGAAACCGGGGCGGAAACTGTTGGCGAAGTTGGTACACCGGCTGAAAAAGAGGGATTGACAGAGAAAACCCCCGCAAAAGGCAAGTTAAACCTCGCCGATGTGGTCAAAAAGCAGGGTGAAGCCCTGAAAGCCATCAATCCGGCACTTCCCGCAGCAATTCGCACAGCGGCATTCGAGTTGAGTGGACTGTACCGTGAATTTCCCGGCGGATTGCGCGAAGCTGTAGCCGCAAAGCAGACTTTGGGCGAATATGGCGGAGCCGAAGGGCTGAAAGAGACTGCGGCGGCGATTGCGGACTATGGAACGCTGGAATCTCTCTTTGAAAAGGGTGATCCGGCGTTTATGCAGCGTTTGGCCGACACCTTGCCTCAATCGTTCTCTCAGATTATGCCCGCCGGCCTGGAAAGCTGGAAAAAAGCCGACCCGGAAATGTACAACCATGTCCAGGCGCGGGTGATGATGCAAACTCTGGACGGCGCGAAGTTCTCAGACACGCTTGCAAACATCTGGAATCGTCTGGGTGATGATGCGGCTCAGAAGCCCATCAAAGACGCCATAGAGCAGATGTGGAACACGCTGGATGGCTACCGCAAGGCGGGAGAGAAGGCCCCAGAACGCAAAGTTGACCCTAAGAATGAGGCTTTGACTCGCCGGGAGCAGGAATTGGCGCAGCGGGAGACGCGGGCGCTTCTTTCGCCGATTGCGAATGAGGGCAAACGCCAACTCCAGACCATCACTGAGCGTGAGATGGGCCAGAGCTACAAATGGCAAGAGACTGACCCGGACATCCGCGAGGCGGTGATGGATCGCGTTCGGGTGGAAGTTGTGAAGGCGTCCGGCAAAGACAAGGCGTTTGTTGCTGAATTTGAACGACTCAAGGCGCGCGGCGATTCGGCAGGGCTTTCCCGGCACGTCAAGAACTTTCAAGACAAGATTACGCCAGCGGTCGTACAGCGTGTGGCGAAGCTCTTTGCCGTCAAGCCAAAGGGCGCAGGTCCGCAGATCGTGAAGAAGCCGTTGGCGAATGGGACTGCACAGCCAGCGAAACCAGTCGCACAAGGCTGGGCGCGGGTCAATGGACAGCCGACAGCGGCGCAGATGGACCGCTCAAAGACGACAGCGGACATGATTTTGGATAACAAAGCGATTTTGAAAGACGGGCGCAAGGTGACGTGGTAAGTCCTTTGCGCTATACTGGTTTCGTCGTAGGTGGATGAAGCAAAACGCGATTGGGGCAGGTGCCTGACCTTCCGTAAAGCCGGTAAACCGCATTCCCGATTGCTATTGCAGATTCTTCAAACGGCCTAAATATCGCACGAGCGGGGGGAACTCAGCACCCCTCCTAACGGCTGCTGTTAAGCTGCTTGTGGCGTGAATCTCATATTGAGGTTTCGTCATGGGACAAGGCACCGTTGCGCAGACATTCGCCCTTCAAAAAGAGAAGGTCCGGCCACAACTTACGCTCCTCTATCAGCTTGACGATACGCTGTGGAGTGAGATCGAATCGCGTGGAGATGTTGAAGTCGTCTCCTCTCGTCCCACCCGTATCCCCCTCGAATTGCTTGCCGGTGGAACCTTTACCACCAACACGCCAGACGGCGGCGATCTTGGCCTCGGCTCCGCACCGATCACCGACTTTATGACGCTGGTGCCCGCCTACTTCTTCCAGTGCAGCCAGTGGACAAAGCAAGCGGAAATTTCCACCAACTCCAACGAAAAGGCCATCGAGGACTATTCTAAGCTGGTGATGAAGCGCGCCATGAAGAACTTCCGCACCTACATGGAGGCGGTGTTCACGCAGGGCGCGGGCGACAATATGCTGGATGTAGTCGCTACAACGGCATCTGCTGGCGCAGTTTCCGTCATCGTCAAGAATGCCAACCAGTTCCAGGATCAGCAACCCATCGACGTGTGGACTGCAACCGGCGGAACGTATGTAACCAGCTTCATCGTTCAGTCGGTGGATGCGGCCAACAAAACGCTGTGGCTCAATGGTCCGCTCGCCGTACAGTGTACAGCCGGTTATGGTCTGTATGTGAAGGGTTCTGCCGGCGTCGCTAACTCCGGCCTCTTCGGAATCTTCCAAGCTGCTGTCAGTGCCAACTCTGGAACCTGCTTCAGCCTGAGCCGCGCATCGTATCCCGGCAAGTTGACCATGCCGTATGTGAGTGGCGGGAACCAGCCCATCACCCCATCGACTGCCCGCAAACTGACCGGCCAGATGCAGATTGCACTCGGCTCGACGGCGGCTTTTGAACTGGATTTGCAGATCAACATGGGGCCGGACCAGATGGCCGCGTGGGAAAACACTGCGATCCAGGTTGCCTCGATCATCCAGAACCAGATCAAGGGCGACGAGTCGGAAGATATGCTCAAAAAGCACAGTCCGAAGACTTTCATGGGCTATCCCATCGTCAACAAGGGCTTGGGCAACATCCACGCCAAGCAGGGCCGCATTGACGGCGTATGCCTCAAGTGCTGGGTCCGCGTCGAGAATCAGCCCATCGACTTCCTCGAATACGGCGGACAGACTGTTTTCCCGCAGTATGGGGCCAGCGGCGGATTGAGCGCAAGCACCTTCTTCTACCTTTGGACGGGCGTTAATGCGTTCATGGACAACCCACGTGCGGGTTTCTTCTGCGACAGCCTCTCCGTTCCAACGGGGTACTGATGAGAGCAGTTCAAACATTGCCGTCTGTTCCGATGAAGCGATTTGGGGAGAATCCTTTCTCTGAATCGCTTTATCGGGTTGTTTTTTCGGATTCGCGCACTGATCTACTCGGAGGAAAATGGCCGGACGGTGATTGCGCGTATCGTGAAGTTCCTCGTTATCCCGGAATCCGTGGTCAATGGATTCTCGAAAAGTGGTGCTCTCCCGCTGAGTATGCGGGAACCCCAGAGCAATATACCCGTGAACAATGGGATGCTGAATCGGGCTTGCTTACCTGTGGTCCCTATCCGCACCGTGGTGAGTACGCGCACTGCTACACATTCCCATTCATGCCTGGTGATGGAATGATTTGTCAAGTGATCGGCGCACTCAAGGTTAGCCGAGACTTGACGGCGGCTCAACATAAGCAGGGAATCATGGAGCCGTTAGAGCGCCAGCAAAAACAGCAAGACCAGCGATTTGACGACATATTCAAAGAAGCTATGGGGCCGTTCTCAAAGGCGGACGCCGTGGTTTCAATGGCATCGCGTCCCAACGACCGCGCAGGATGGAAGCGCGGCGGCGATATGCCGGTCCAGCGGTTTGACCAATCAGCACCGCTGCCGACGCGGGATAATTTTTTCGGAACCATTCAAAACAAACAAACCATCGCAGCCCTGACAGGAGAATGAAAATGGCCGTAGCAACTTTTGAAGAAGTCAATCAGTGGGTAAGCCGAGAGGCAACCCGTCGCAATGGAAAGATCGTACCGAAGTTGCCCAAACAGCTTCACGATCTTTGCACAGAACCGTTCTACTTCGTCTTCAATGTTGGACCGTGGGAATGGCCGAAGCAACTTGGCGGACGTGGAACGCGCACCGTTCCGGCCTGTCCCGAAGGCCGCAAGTATTCTGAGCCGCTTGCTTTGCCGCAGCTGGACAACGAAACCGTCGCCGCCGACATGAACAAGATGGAGAACCGGCAGGAAGACGGAATTGAAGTTGTCAACGCCGTACTTGTGGAAGGCTACGGCTATAGGCCAGAGCATAGCCTACGCCATTGGGGAGTTTCAGTCATCACCCATTGGCCTCCGACCGTTGACGATCTTGCGTTGGCTAACAAGGAACTCAACGCGAAGTTTGACGAATTGATCGCCGAAGCGGACAAGCATCATGAGCAGCACAAGTACGAGGACATTTCGGAGTTTCATCGTCTGGCTGCGCGCCACCGTAAACTGACAAAACCGTGGCTCAATGCGAATCCCGACTTGGTTCCTTGCGGTGCCTGCGGAACAGATGTAAAGCAGAACATCGCTCGCTGCCCGCAATGTGGCGCGGTTCTGGATGAGGCGCTTGACCGCAAGTTCTTCCCTGAGAAGTACAGCAGAAAGGCTGCATAAGGAGCAATCGTGCCTATTCCGCCGCCGGTGCCGACTATCCCATTTGATGTAGTAGATACCGCTATGGATATGGCGCGTATGCTCATCAACGATTGCCCTTTGGGGCTTTCAGGGAACCTGTTGGCGGATACTCAGCCTTACGCTCAGCAGACGTACAACATGGCGTGGCGGCGGTTTCAAAGCGATCTGGCGCAATCCGGCGATCCGGCGCAAACGGAAGAGGTTTTGCTTCTATCTTTTCCAGTTGTGGCGAATAACGATCCCGCAACGCTGGTATATGTGGGGCAAGCTGACTACTTCGATGGACAGAACTATTGGGTTCCACCGGATGTCAGCCTTTTGCCGCAAGACTTGATTATGCCGCTGCATCTGAAAGAACGGATGGGCGGCACGACACAGCCCTTAATTGAGATGTGGCCTTGCGATAATGGCATCCCGATGGGGCCGAAGAACGCTTATTTGCACTGGTGGGAATGGCGCAGCGCCGGCCCTGGCAATGGGAACGCAATCTTCATGCCGGGGGCTACGGTTGTGCGGGATATTTGGCTGCGCTATGCCAGTTTTCTGCCAGACGCTGTTCCAACAACTGATCCGGCGCTTACATGGTATCAGCAGCCGATTCCGATGCTTCGTTGCGCGGATGCGCTCGCGTTCTATATCGCGGCGCAGTTTGCTTATTCGCGGGGTTCGGAACAGGCGAAAGCGGTTGCAAACAGTTATTGGTCAGACGGCAAAGAAGCGATGCGCGGGCTACTCAATCAGACAACGATGAAAGTACGCCAGCGCATCAATCACCGCCGCCGGTCGTATTCGGCTGGACGGCATAATGGATGGGCAACGTGGTAAGAAACAGAACTCTTCACCAAAGAAAAGAGGAAACAAATGCCAGTAACACCAGGAACACCGACAGTTATCATCAACAACTTTAACGTCTTTGAGGCCATTGTGCCTCTCACGCTCTCCGGGAGCTACCCCGGAACAGCCGCAGGCGATCCGCTGAACCTATCGGGCATCGTCCCCTCGAACTCTGTTCCGCTTTTTGTAGACGTGAGAGAGCAGCCCGCCGCCGGGACTCTTGCTTCCGGTATTCAGTGGGTTTTCGCTCCTGGAACCACCCAAGCGAACGGCGCTATTCAGGCGTTTGTCAATTCCGGTTTAACGCCGTCGGGCAGCATCGCCATTCCGGTGGATACCAATGTTGGAACAACCGGCCCGGTCTACGCGGATACCGTTGCCAACCACTTCAGCACAACAGGATCGGCAACCTCAATCACGAATGCGGCATTTACCGGCACTCCGGTTGCTGCGGCTCCTGCGACAAATCTCGGAAACGTCACCTATGCCAGCGTGAGCGCTGCGAATCTGTATGCCCGCGTTGTTTACAAGAAGTTCATGTAAGGGTGACGCATGGCGAATCCGGTTAGTTCGGTAGACGTTCCCCTTTCCATATTCAGCGGATGGGATACGGAACTGTCTGCGCCTGATTTGCCGGAGGGAGCTTCTCCAGCAAACAATGATGTGGTGTTCACTCCGGGCGCGGTTGCTACGCGCCCTGGATTGAATCGCGTCTTTGCCGCGCCGGTTGGCTCTCTTGGCCCATTTAGCTATCAGAAGAGCTTCGTTACTCCGTCTGGCGTAATCAAAAATCTTTATTTTACAAAGAATGATGGGATTCTCTGGGTAGAGGATTTATCCGTCAGCCCCGGAACGGCTGTATCGCTGTTTCAATCGGCAGGAGCAACTTACGCCAGTTCATGCACCGCTCAGGGCCGGGAATATATTGCGCTCTCTGATGGGCAGCATGGAGTGGATGTGCCTCTTACCTATGACGGTACAAACCTCTGGCGCACAACTCAGGATGGCCCTGCTGTGGCCCCGGTGGTACAGAGTATACCGTTGGCTTCATCCACGCTATCCGCCTCTTCTGGAGCCTGTCTGACGCGCTACAACAATACCGTCACGGCAAACACCGGGACTGCTCACAACTTGAAGGTGGGCTATCAGGCGCAAATCTCCAATGTGCCGGATTCCAATTCGACAACCGTGAATCAGGTAAACAATTCTCCCTACCCATACGGCCAAACCGCATATAATGGATGGGGAATTGCTGGTGGTTATCCTAATCAGTGGCGGTCAAACTTCAATCCCGGAACTTCGCCTCTTTCCGGCTTTGTTGTGACTGGATTAGGGTTTAATATCCCATCGACTGCTGTAATCCTTGGCGTGGAAGTGACGTTTGGCGTTTCTGCGCAGTCCACCACAGCCTCGACAGTGGCCGCAGTTGCCTTGTGGCTTTCCGGGGCGCAGGAAGGTACGGCGAAAACTCCGGCAACTGCGATCACTACGACGATTACGAATCATTCCTACGGGAATGCTGGCGATCAGTGGGGAAATACTTTAACTCCGGCGATTGTGAATAATCCCACGTTTGGATTCGCTATTTCGATCATGAGTCCAGACGTTCGCATATTCCTGAATACGCCATTTTCTGTTGCCGTCTATTACACACTTTCCGGCGCAGGAACGATTTCGATAATCTCAACCGTCAAAATCGACAATGAGAACTATCCGGGAATGGCGCTCGTGACTACTACGACACCTCACGGTTTGGCCCCGCAGGAATCGGTAAATATCATCGGAGTTACTGGCGCGGCGGTTGGAGGCGGGATTACCAGTGTGACGTTCGCGGGCGGACTTTGCACTGTAACAACAGCATCCGCACATGGTCTTTTAGTCGGCAGTCAAGTCCAGGTTGCGGCTACGACTTATTCAACGGCTACGGGCATCTGGAGTGTGGCGACTGTTCCTACTCCGAACACATTTACCTTCGCGGCTTCCCCACCTATTCCCATTAAACATCCGGGCGGAGGCTGGGCTGGATTATTCATGGATACTTTAATCGGCGGGTCTATTGATCCTGTTGTGGGACCATCTGTAGGAACAGGCATGGGACTTGCGGGATTCAGTTCTACAACGACCACACCCACGGGCGGAACCGATACCGGGACCGTGACCTATATCTGGCCCTTAACTGATTCGACCAATGGCCAGAATTACTTTACAGTTGTGACGGCACCCACGCCAACTACGTTTTACGTCCAGATGAACTATACCGATGGTTCATGGACTGGAGGAACGGTTGGATTCATTTGGGAAGGAATATTCTTTGTCACTGCTGTACCATCGACTACGCAATTCCAGTATCAGCAGTATGGGCCAAATGGGGGAACAACGGCGCTTGGAACGGTCACTCCTTACGGTCAAGCGTCACCCGGCCTTCATCAATGCCAAGTCTCCTATTTGCTTGCATCGGGTGACATTACCCCGCCGTCGCCGCCGGGCACATTCCTTGCGAATGGCGGGCAGTATGTTTCGATCACAAATATGCCCATTGGACCGTCGAATGTGGTAGCGAGAATCTACCAGTTTACGGGAGTAGGCGGAGCATACTTCTACTATATTCCTGTCCCGGCGATCATCAATGGGATTCAGGTATCAACGGCCACGCAGATCAACGATAATACCACGACCAGTATCACGCTAGACTTCTCGGACAACACGCTCTACGCGGCTCAGGGTGTGAGCAACCCCGGCAACAATCTTTCTGCTCAGATCGTACTTGACCCGTGCGCCGGATTCTTCACTTACGCTAATCGTTTGCTTGCGTGGGGCGGACGGAACAAGATCAACAATCTGCTCAACATGGGGTTTGACGCTGATGCCGCGCATACCTATAACTCAGGAGAAGCGCCGCAAGGTTGGTCTCAAAGTGGTTCTTTTAGTTCTCAATTTAATTCTCAAACGGTTAGTATTTCATCCCGTCCGCCGGGAGGACAATTCCAAATTGAAGCGAGCACGTATGGCAGTCTACAGCAATCCGCGTATCGAGATTGCTATGGCGCTCCTATTGTAGCTCCGAATATGTTATATAAGATTCGCGTGTGGTTGATGCCTTCTTATGTTGGAACCGGAGGGCCATCATTTTATGTGAGTCTAGTAAGTACTTCCGCAGGGTTTGTATCGTTAGCCATTATTCCCAATAGTGCAATGAGTATCAACGGTTCGTTTGTTGAGGCTAAGTTTGAATTCTCAACCCCGAATACGATCTCATCTGATATATTACTTATTATTGGAAATGAACCTTCATCGGTTGACACGCTTACTATCGATGAACTCGAAATTATTCCCGTTATTGAACCATACCTTGATAATGAGGCATGGATCAGTTACGAGGACAACTTCGGCGGCTTCGACCAGAATACCGGCACGATTGGCCCGCAAGACGACCTCAGCCCGATTCGCAACTTCGGCACAATTCGCAAAACGCTCTATATGGTGACAGGGACAGGTTTGCATGAGACTTCAGATAATGGAGAAACCGAGCCGGGTAGTTGGGATGTAGACCCCGTTGCGGACAACTGCGGCGCGTTCTCGATTGCTTCTGTTGCACGTAATCCGCAAGGCATAGGATCGGCTGGCAAGGATTGGATGATGTGGAGTGGGCCGGATGGGGCGCAGATATTCACTGGCCAGAAGCCGCTCAAGATTTCGCAGGAGATTCAGTCGGTATGGGATGCTGTACCCGCTCAGTATGCTTTCCAAGCATGGGTAAAGAATTACGAAAACGCAAAGTGGTGTTTCTTTGGTTTGCCCACTGCAACCGGGGCAATGCTGACATATGTGCTTGATTACCGCAACATTGACGGTGCAATGATTGCCGAGAACCCGCCCATCCACATCAGTTTCACCGGCAAGATGATTGTGAGCGATCTGACGCGCAAATGGACGATGTGGACGATTGCGGCATGGTGTGGAGAGTTGATGTATCGTGGCGCGATTGCACAGCCGCAGATCGTACTTGGATGCTCGAATCCGGCGGGGGATGCGCAATCCTACATTCTGAATTCAGCGCAGTACTATGATGATGATTTTGGAACGATCCCGGCTAGCTATACGACCTACTTCTTTGTTTCTCACGAGATGGAACAGGCTTTGCAGGTTGGTAGTCACCGTCACATCTACACTCTTTCGCAGGCATACATTTCTGGAATTGGAACTTGGACGCTCACCCCTCTGGCTGCATCATTGACTAATCCATTTCCTACGAGTCTTGCCTATACTCTCGAAATGGACCCAGGGGCGGATGTTCCCTTTGGTATTAACGTGAATACGACGCGCTGCGCCTTTACCATACAGGCGCAACCAATAGGACAGAGCGCAGACAGTTATTTCAAACTGCAAAAGCTCGTCATCAACATGGCAAAAGACCCCAATGCTCCCGTAGGACAACCTGGAGGTATCTTCTAATGGCCTCAGACCCGAATGTACAAGCATTGCGTGGAATCCCGATGTGGGGCAAGTATATCTATGATGCCTTCCAAGGTGTCCAGAAGCAGTTGCACAACGTAAGTGTCCAGACGAACGCAAGCCTGAGCGGTCACGGTAACGCTGCTCCGCCGCAACTCAATGCGCTTCATGTAGATGGCGGCGCGGGAGTTTACCACGCCTACATCACGGACTCGAATCAGAACCTTTATCGTGGGGCGGAATACACGGCATACTACAGCGAGAATTCTGATTTGTCTGATGCTCACCCTGTCCACATGGGACCGGCACGGGACATTCGCGTAAACCTTGGTCATCCTGGTCCTTTGTATTGGGCTGCGAATCACGGTTACGGACCAGCCTCGCCGCCGTCTACTCCTGTCTATCATGGCGGCGCGCAGCCGGTTGGCGTTACCGCCTTGGGAACGGTAGCGCCTCCGCTGCGTCCCACGCAAGGTTCTGGTACGAATATGCCCAATCAACCGTTCGGAGGCTATGGTCAGGCTCCTTATCGCGGCAGTTCGCCGCCAAGGAGGGCATAATGGTTATTCGTCCGCTGGAAAAGCGCGATATTCCCAAACTGGAAGAAATCTATGCGCGTTCGCCGATGAAGTACGTCCTGCCGATGCTTGACAGCCCGGAACTGCTTGAATCGCTGGTGATGGTGGATGAGAACGACGAACCTCATGTGATGGTTTCAGCTTTGAAGGTTGCGGAGATGTTCTTGGTTATGGATCACGAATGGGAGACTCCGGCTTTTCGCGCCGTGGCTTTCAGTGAACTGTTTGCCGAGATGAAACCACGGCTAGAAGCGATGGGGGTATCGAATGCCTACGCTTTCATGGGGCCGAGCGTTCCAAGAGGATTCGACAGGCTGCTCTACAAGTTGGGCGCAAGGGTCATGGAATGGCGTTCAGTAAAATGGATTAAGGGGATGTGACCGTATGGGGATGCTGGCTGGAATGCTTGGGGGCAGTGGGGCAGCGGCGGGTGGATCGGCTGCTGCTGGAGCTAGTGCGGCGGCTCCTGCCGTTGCGGGGACGGCTGCGGGAACTGCTGCAAGTGCGGCGGCTCCCTCGATTGGGAGTCAGGCGTTGGGAGCCTTGCGAAAGGCGGGAACAGATCAGATCAAGTCGATTGAGAGCCAATCGGCGCAAAGTTCCCCTAATCCAACATTGGGCGGTTCTGGTCTGGAGGGGCTTTACAATGTAGGAAATGGTTCTCCGCAGACAGGCTCACATCAAGTAGCCCCGGTAATGAATCCTGACGATCTGCTCAAGAATCGTAATCTGGGTATTGGGGGTGGATATGGGCGGACATAGTGGCGTTGCAAAGCAGGAATTCGCCAATGCAAACACGGCTCAAGGGCTGGAGGGGCTTTACGGCGGTAATGCACAAGCCCTCAATTCCACACTTACTCCCGCTCTGACGGCGGAGGCTATCAACCCATCTGGCTACACGCCTACTGAGATGGCCGCGCAGACAACGGCGGCGGAGCAGACGGCTGGCGGAGCGAACGCAGGGGCAACAGGCGGTGCGTTGCTGAGGGCATCCCGGACAGGAAATGTGGGCGCGGCGCCGGCGGCGATTGCTCAAGCCAACCGGCAGGGCAGCGAGGATTTAAGCCAAACCAACGCGAAGATTCAGACCAACAATGCCAACCTCAAGCAGAACCAGAAGCAAGAGGCATTGAGCGGATTGGAAGGGCTTTACGGGCAGAATGTGAATGCGGCGAATCAGGCGCTTGGACTTTCTACGAACGCTTTGAATGATGCTGGTAATCTCAAGAATGTATGGAAGGGCTTCCTGTATCCGGGAGGGCAGAACTCGTGAGCACAGTTCCGGTACAACTCGATCCCGAAACAACGCGGCGCAATTTGGCGATTCAGTTTAACAATCAGCCGCCGTCGGTGAATCCCTTGGAGCCGCAGATGGCCGCGCCTGGTCCAATCGCCATGCCGGGACAGCCGCAAGCGCCAGACTTGAGCGTGTTCCCGGCGAAGGCGGCTCCGCCTGTTAGCGGTCCATTCGGTCAGAAGGCAGGAACGTGGGCACCACAGGGAACGACTACAGGCGAGAAGCAGGAGCGCGAACGTCTGATCGGCACAGGCTCAGGCATATCGCAGATTCCGCAGCGCATCGAAAGCGCCATGCCGAATCATCCTGTACCCGGAAAGGTTGTCGGCCACGGGTTGCAGGGATTGGCCGGACTCGCCGATACTGTTCTGTCGAACCTTCCCGGCTCGCTTGGCGGAATCGGTAGAGGCATTGAGAGCATGATTCCCGGCACTCAGGGGCACCACGCTGCGCTTCTAGGGCAGGCGGACACCGCATTGACTCAGGATGAGGCCAACGCGGGCAAGGAAGCGGAGACAGTAAATCTCGAATCTATGCCGGAACTTCATCAGGCACAATCTGACCTTGCGCAAGAAAAACAGGATGAGGTCGAAAACAATCACACTGCGCAGATAGATCAGCACTTGCGCACAACGGGATTTAAGCGAGACGAAACGGGAAATATCGTTCCAGACGAGCAATCACCCGCCTATCAAAAGCAGCAAATAGCGAATCAACTTGCCCATGCAACGATGGAACTAAGAAACGCGCAAACTGCCTTTGAGCAGATGAAGGGCGATCCTAATAGCGTCCCAAACCGGCAGATTGCACAACGGTTACAAATTGCCAAGCAGACTCAAGACCGCATGACGGGAATGATGGGAGCAATGCAGGAACGCGCCGATGCGATGATGATGAACGCCAGGGCGGGAACAATGGGCGTGGATATGGACAATAAACCGCTTCCCGGCGCGATGCTCACGGAGGACGGTCAGACTGTCGGATCACGCTTCCAAGCGAACGTTCGTCCAACAGGGCAGCAGCGCGGTAAGGGGAACATGGCCGAATCTGCTGACCAGCAATTAAACGATTTGAAAGATATTGTTACCAAGCGTCCTGACGTGTTTGGCCCTGCATCTGGCAGAGTGACAGACTTTAATGTGTGGTTTGGTTCGCAAGACCCTGACGCGCAGAGATTCCGCGCAGCAAGAACGATTGCAGGGGATCACTTGGCTGGAACATTTGGCGGGCGTTCGGAAACGGCTCTCAGAGAGCTTGATTCGGCTATTGGCCATTTCAAGGACAATCCTGCGGCTGTTACTGCTGGCTTGGACCAATTGAAGGAAGCTAACCGAGTGTTTTTGCAAGCTGGTAAAGTTCATACGGTTGGCGGACACGGCAACCAGCCAGCGCAGGGCGGCGCATCTAAGGGCGTCTTCAATTCAGCAGCATGGGCGGCGGCTAACAAAGGGCAAGATGTGGAAGCAGCCAAGGCCGAAGCAAAGCGGCAGGGATACGAGGTAAAGTAATGCCGATTGATCTATCAGCCGGATTGACGCAACCGAAAATTGATCTATCGGCTGGACTCGCCGCGCCCCAAGGTGGCGATGCGCCCCCGCGTCGCGTCCAGACTCGCGGGCCGCAGGGGCAGCTTGTCAGTTCGAGCGGGCCTAATTCCACACCTCCAGAAAATCCCGGCTTGATTGACCGCTTCGATAAGGCTTTTGTCGCCCCGCAGATGGCTTCGCCGAATGAAGGGATATTGCATCACGTCGCACGCGGCGTAGGGAACTTTGGCGGCGGCGCTATCGGCGCGGTGACAGCCCCGATTCTGCACCCACTGAAAACGCTTGAGGGCATCGGCGGAACAGCTTTGGATGCTGCTACACTGGGGCAACTGCCAGAGAAATACGGCGGCGGGTATTTGAAGCACATGGGCGAAGGATTGGGCGCTGGGCTTGCGGAGAACCCAGAAGAGACAATCGAATCTGGGCTGGGGAATCTGGCGGGTGGAGCGCTCTTGGGCAAAGGAATGAAAGCAGCTTCTCCAATTGCCTCTAAAGCGGGAACCTCAATCCGCAATGCGGCAATTGGCGACACTGACGCGGCGGCGCTGCGCGGGTTGCGGGTTCCGGCTGGTTCTTTGAAGTCGCTCAAAACGGTTTCGGCTGTTCAGGCGTCCCGCCCGTTTCTGCAAGGCGCATCATCGCTCGAAGATGTGCAAGCGAAACTCCCTGGCGCGAAAGCGGAAATATGGGGGCCATATCAGAAAACGGTTGATGAGATTGGAGATACCCCCGTCAAGGGACCGGGCGGCGAACCTACTACAATCAAGGCATTGGAGTCTGAGCGCAAGCAACTCTCTGCGCTTAATCGGCAGTTGAAGACAGGCAACCCTGATGCGCTTCAAGTCGCGCAGCAAAAAGGAATGACTCAGGCGCAATTGCTTAACCGTGAAAAAGCGATACAAGCCGCGCTCGACCCTCGGCTGCAAGAGGCTGGTATTGACCCGCAAGCGATTCGCCAGCAATTCGGCCAATTGAAAACGATAGAAGGGCGCGTTGCGGGGCGCAGCACGCTTGCCGAAAAACCGCAGCCCTACGGGTTTGGAAAGATGCTGGACATTGATCTGAAAAACCCTAAAACCTACATCGGCAAGCCGATGGAAGGACTGCGCGATCTTGCGGCTGGCCGTCCGCTTTGGAGTGGAAAGCCCACAGATATTTCTTTGCGTGAGGCGTTCCGTTCGGGAGGAGAAAAACCCAATTTCGGCGAGTTCAAACCCGGCGCTCCTATCACATCTATCCCTCCTGCTTTCCGCGCGGACCCAAACTGGAAGCCGGGAGGAACACCTATAGCTCTGCCTGATGCACCTGTTCGTATGCCTTACGTGCAGCAGTCAAAACCATTTACAGCGGACCCAAACTGGAAGCCGGGGGAAGTACCTACCAGTTTCCCAGATGTGTCTCTGCCGATCAAGAAAAATGTATGGACAGGGAGACCTAAATGAAACGAATCGCCCTATTGACCGCAATGCTGCTGCTGACCGTGACTGCGTGGACTCAGGCCGCGCGCGTGGACATTCCCCTGCTCACATCCGGCCCGAATGTTCCCTTCAAGCCGGGGCCATTGCCGCAGGCGCTTTGGGTTGCCAACGCGACGGCGTATCTCTGCGCGCATCCATCGGCAACACTGGCCGCGTGCCAAGCATCGCCCATCACGACCTATACGGATTCGACAGAAGGAACGGCTTGCCCATCCACTACTCAACTTGTGCAACTTCCCGGAAACACCTGCACAGCGGTTACAGGCGCGGCGGCAAATATCGGGGCATGGGTCTCACAAGGAATCTTCGATTATTGGGTTGTTAGCGCCTACGGAAGCTATGGTCCGTACACCTTCTATCCTCCGGGTGGCGGTTGCCAGGGAAGTAATGATGTGTCACACGGCTGCACGGGCGCGACCACGGCAGCAGGGGCGCTGGCGAACCTGGGTGGCAATCCGCGCACTGTTGAGCCTTTCCTGTGCGATCCGGTTTATGCTGCTTCAATCGGAAGCACTGTTCCATCATGGTGCGTCGGCTCGACATTGGATACGTGGACAAAATCAGCGTGCGCCCTGCTGACTACAGGAACCGACCCGAACACTGGCGAGATTCAAGGCGGCGGCATTGTGGACATGACCGGCTTTGGTTCCACGGCGCAGACGATTGCCGGGTCTGTCTTTACTGGTTGTATGTCGCATCAAAAAGCAGTTGAGTTTTTGTTTCCCCCAGCGCCTCAGTGGTCTGACACACAAACGGATGGCGGCTGCGCTTTTCCGCTTGATGAGGGAAGTTCTATTTTCACGCCGGGAACCACTAACGCAAATAATGGTGTGAACCCCGTCACGCACGCGCATTACGATACAGGCATCATGCTGGCCCCAACTGCGGTCGTGGATGCGATTGTCTGCCCTGCCTATCCTATCTACGATGCTAAACCGCAGCAGATGATGAGTGTGGCAGGGATCACGGTGCTAGGTTATCCTGGCGCTCAGGTGACGCACGGACTTATTGACATGAGCTACATTTACAGTAACTCTCAGGTAATTAATGTCGCGTGTCTGAGTGCTAACGAAGCGTGCGTTTACTCGGAAGATTCCGGGCAGATCGAGATAGTCAATCCTTCGTTCACATTGGATAACACCGGAGATTCCACGCTTGACGGGACTCCTATCGTGTTTTTTGGAAACACCATCCCCTACCCCACAGGAGGGATGATGGTAGGGAATGCCAGGGTCAGCGGGGGGCAAGTCATCGGAGGTAACGGTGGCGAGCGCGTCTACATAAAAGAGAATCCCGCGGCGGGGGATGTGTGGAATGTAAACGGGACAGCGATTACGTGGATGTCATCTGGCGCATCCGGCAATCAAGTAAACGTGGGCGCGAATCCTACAGCATCGGCAACAGCTTTCTGCGCGATTGCCGCGTGGGGAACTGATCCGAACCTTACGAAAAGCACTTGCACAACTCTTTCCGCGTATCCTGGCATGGTGCGATTGCTGCCGGTCTCTCCTACTTTTGAGCAGTCCTTCACGGCAACCAAGCACATTGAGACTCCATCGGGCGCTATCCCTGGGACTGTGTACACACTGACCGTCGCTCCGCCCCCTGAGTATGCAATAGCGACAGCCTCGCCGACCGGGACTTTATATCTGACGGTGAATGGTACTGCGCAGACTCCGATCACGAGATATATGCCGTCCGGCCAGTACACAATAGCCGGGACAACAATCACCTTTGCGGCTCCCACTCCGGCTGGAGCTACTATCGTGGCGAAGTGGGACAAGGTGAAGGTAAAAACCTACTACAACAGCGTACAGATTGACAATGACGGCTACGGTGGCTGGGAGGGGGAAATCTGGTTTACCGATACTTATTTTGAGCGTGAAGGCCATGCCGCCACCACACCAGCAATCGGAGTTTACATCAACGATTGCTGGAATTGTGGCTTTACAAGCGTTTTATCGCGGGGCGGGGCCATTCAGGGGCAAGATGCTTTTTATGTGACCGGAACCAGTGCAGAAGTCAAGAGCAACACTTTTATTAACGATCCTGTTTGGGGGGGGAGTTCAACCGGAGATGGCTGGGTTAATGCCCTTACCGACACTGTCACGCCTCAAGTCATTCCAGTTTCCGCAGGTTCCACTGAAACAACGCTCGATCAGATCATCGTGAACCCCGATCAATGGCAGCAGAACATCCCATCAAACACCGCGCTGGTTGGACTAGGATCGGATATTCTTACCAGTAATGGGCTGTTCTCTGGAACAGGCACCGTCTACAGCGCGTATTGGCAAACGTATCAAAACTCCAGTTTCTCAGGTGACGTGACGTGGGCGCTCAATACAAGCGATCCGCCGCCTTCCCCAGCCTTCAACGGCGCAACTGGAGGAACGTCATCGCAGTATGTCACCATCGGCGCAAACAGCACACTGACCCCATCTGCGGCTGGTATTCAAGATGCCGCCGGTGTTTATTATTCGATGGTGGCAGGAACGAAATATACTGTTGCAGTGCAGGCAAGGGAAGTGAGTGGAAACATCCCTGTGCTGAGTGTATTCGTTGGCTATCTAAACATGAACTGCAAAGAGGGCCAGGCATACTTTTCTTTAACTTCTACATGGAGTACCTACAGCTTCCCGTGTACAGCCCTGGCGACAATAACAGGTGCGGTAACGATTAATGTTACTGGAATTCAAGGAGCGGCAGGTGCTGTAGGGCAAATCGCGTTCGGAAATATCCAAATGCTACCTGCCTTGGGCTTGGTTCCGGGCGATCTGATTATAGCTCAGACAAACAACACCGAAGGCCCATTCACAGGCACAGCCTACTGTATGACCTATCAGAGCGCGGCGCAGCGAACGGCTTGCCTAGCGGGGAATACGGCGGCGACTGACCAAGTGGTTGTGAGTCACGGAACCGGCTCGGCAACGGCTGCTCCTACGCTGAGCGGAACGCCGAATATCAGTATTGGCGGCAATGCGGCGACGGCCGGGGCGCTCAACACAAACGGCACTGGAACTCAATCGTGGAGTATGAGCGGGGGAGTACAAGGTTGGAATAACCAGTTCAGTATGATCTATCCAGGCGCGGGGGTGGGCGTCTCTACAGGATCAGCGTGGGGCACATCACTGACCAAGTACGGCTCAGCGGTGGGCATAGCGACCAGTACAGACCCCGGCGCAACGGCAGAAGTGCCGATGGTAGCCGATGGGACGCACGGGCAGAAACCTAGTGCGAGCGGGGCGCTTGGCACTGGGGCGTTTGCGCCGGCTTACTCCCTTCCAGCAACAGTCATGCAGACCAATCAGGCAAACACTCTTGGAGCCTTTGCGTTTAACCTTGCCGCCTCTACGCTCACCTTGCCTACGACCTACACTGTGGGAATTTATACCATCACGCAACCAAGCGCGACAGGAACATTGGCACTGTACAGCCAAATCCCGGCTGTGGGAACATGGGGTGCATTAAACTATCCCACATGGGTTTCAGGGTCAGAGTTCGTCAAGATGACGGCGGCGGGGACGTTTGCGCTGGATAATACAGTCTATCAAGTGGCACTCAGCTTACTCGCAGGAACCTACTCAGACGGGAAGATGTGTACCTACGCCACCACAGGTACGCTGCTAAATTGCAATACCACAGTTCCTACTTCATTCCCCGGCTTTGGAACTACGGGCAGCACTGCCGCCGTGGGCAATGATTCTCGCATCACCGGCGCTGTACCTAACACTACTACGGTGAATGGCCACGCGTTGAGCAGCAACGTGGTTGTGAGCGCGTCAGACCTTACGACCGGAACGCTTCCAGCGGCGAATATGGCGGTGGTTCCAACCATTGTAGGCAGCGGCACGATCTCAACACTGGCCGCCCCGGCGGGCGTTGTGTTTTGCACCGCAACTTGCGCAGTAACAATACCACAGGCGGCGGCAGGGAACGAGTTTTGCGTTCGTAATGCTCCGGGCGTATCCACAGTGATTACGTTGAATGCCTTGGCCGCAAGTAATTACTATGAACTCATTAATCATTCAGGTTGGGGTACGGCAGCTCACTCAGTTGTTAGTGGAGGAGCCGTAACAGACATGATTTGTTTGCATGGGTATGATGCTACGCATTACAGCGTGGCCAGCTTCTACGGAACATGGGCGGACTGACACATGAAAAGAATAATCGCATTCTCGCTTTTATGGTTCGCAGCGATCTTGGGCCATGCTCAGGTGCAAGGACCATTCACACTCATTCCTTGGCAAGCGACTGTCTATACCTGCCCCTGGACGGATAGTTTCTCTGGTACTGGAGCGTTGGGCACAGCTTGGAAGACCTTCAATAACTCCACCACTTTTGCGCAAGCATCGGGGGTCGTTCAACTTGCCGCCTTGAGTAAGACGGCGCAGGCCGCTCCCCTCTATGCCCCTTGCTCCTGGTTAGTAAACGGGCAATACGCACAGGCAACTGTGGCGGCTGTGGCCAATAACACTGGCAAAGTCGGGTTAGGCGTAGCGGTCGATCCGATACACTTGACCGGCTACATCTTTGCTGGGAATACAAATACCAGCGCATTCATCTATTCTATGACGGCTGGGGCATTTACGCCCATCGCAACCTGCACGTCGAGCGCATTGGCAGCAACAAATGTAATCAAGATAATAATTACCGGGGCATCGGCTCCGTGGACGATCACTGTCTACAGAAACGGAACTCCCCTTACCGGATGCTCGGCGTCAAGCTCTTTGTATTCGCCACAGTCCGGCGCACCGGCAATGTATATTATGTCAGATGCAACCAGCGTAGCTGACCACGAGCTATCAAGTTTTTCAGGGAATTGAGCATTGCAAGCGGAGTACGGGAGCGCATAGTCTGTAATCGGCGAAGGCGCACAACAGGCCAGGGAACGGCCAGGAGAGACGATGATGGCCGAGAACGTAGAGGTGAAAATCGGGAAGCTGGAGACGCGCATGGATAGAGTAGAAGAGGGAGTAGCGAACTTTCGTGCTTTCCAAGTCGATGCTCGTGATTTCTTTACTCGCAGCGACGAACGTGCCCTCGTAGAGCAGAGGTTCCGCGATAAGCGCGATGAGGAGATTAAAGAAGCGGCGAAGGGGGCGGCGGCAGAAGTGAAGCTCGTTCTTGATGAGCGCCACTTCAAGGCCGACAGGTCTGACAGACTATGGAAGCGAGGGATGGCGATTGCGATGCTAATAGTCGTTACCTGCGGTGTGTGGATAGCGTACCGCGAATACGAGCGCAAGATCGCCACATTGACCATCCCCGCGCCTATCACGCACACAAGCCAACCCCGGCAGGACACAACAATTCCACAATCGTATAACCAACAAGGAGTAGCCCCATGAGCTTACCAGCCCCCGATCCAACCGGCAACCCATTCCCGAAGCAGCCTATCATCCCCTGCGCCCCGAAGCCTGTCCCCGTCGCGCCCAACCCTGAGAAGCCCGTCAAGTCTGAGGGTGTCGAGAGCAACAACGCGCCGGAGGCTTGACAAGCGCGCGGCGCAAGTGATACAACTGCACGTATGAGGAAACCGCTCACAAAGTCTATGAGCCTTGACGGTATGACGGAAACCATCACCGCGATGGAACTTCGCCGGACACCGGGCGACATACTCCTGCAAGCGCAGATGGGGAAGGTGTTCAACATCACACGGGCAGGAGTTATCGTGGCCGTGCTTTCCCCGCCTGAATTGAACGCTTTCGAGCTTGGCGCAGCGGTTCGCAAGCTGGGATTGGCGGGAGACAAAGCCGCGCAAGGCAAGGTAAAGCCATGAAGACCATCTTAGATGTATTCTGTGATGTGCTTATCGTTGGAGCTATCGTGGCTTCTATGTGGCTTGCTTGGCCAGAGAAGAACAGGAAGGCCAAGTCATGAACAAAGACGCCCTGACTGCGCTGATGGCCGTGATTATCTACGCCGCCCACACGTCCAAAAAGGACTGGGAAAGCGACGAAGACAAGAAACGGAAGGAATCGGCACGCGAGGCCAAAGCGCTACTTGAAGAAGTCACCGGAGATAAGCCATGACCGACACACCATCGAAACCGCTCAACGCCGTTCTTTCGGACGCGCTGACGCATCTGATTCAGAACTGGAAGACGACCGTATCCGGCTTCCTGACCATCAGCCTGACCACTACCGGTGCGCTTCTTCCGCTCGGCATTCTGACCCCCAAGCACACAGTCTATGCTCTGGTAGCACAGGCGCTTTGCAAGGGCTATCTCTCTCTGATTCAAAAGGACGGGCAGGGGCCGAAACAGTAACGCAGCACAACCCGTAGCACGGCGCCAGAGGAGGCGCACAGCATGAATATCGTAACAGAAGCCCACACATTCCTTGCATGGCTTCACAAGGAAGTCGCCGAAGTCGAAGCAGCCGCGCCCACCATCGAAACAGACATTGAAAACGGCGTGTCCTACTCGACCAAGATTCTCAAGATTGTCGCCTCTCAAGTCGAGGCCGGTTCACCCGCCGCCAACATCATTTCCAAGGCGACACAGGCATTGCTCACACTCAGCGCCGTGGCCTATGACGCCGGGGCGCATCTTTCGCTGGCTGGCGACTTTCAGGCTATTGTGACGAACCTGAGCGGCCTGGAGACGGCAACCGGCATCAAGAACGCCGACACTGTGGCAACCGTGGGCAAGGTAATCTCCACCATCGCGTCCATCGCTTCGGCTTTGCTGGCGATTGTGCCGGCGGCGGTCTAGCATGGCCGCATACACCATCACGCTCCCCCCTGCAACGCAAGCGGAGATCGACGGCCTAATCGCTGATCTCCGCACGGCGGTACAGAAATACTCGGACTTGGCGGACAAGATCAACGCCACAGCCGCAGCGATCACGAACGAGATACCGGCGGCGCAAAGCAGCATCCAAGAGATCGCAGATGCAGTCAAGGAAATCGCGGCTGCGGTGAAGGCGTTCAAGTTCTCTTTCTCTGGCCCGATGGGGATTCATGGACAATCAACCTAAGATGACCCTCCTACAACGCATCGGGTGGCTGCTCACCTTGCCCTTCGCCAAGTTGACGGGCAGGATCAACAAGCAATAGAGTTTGCGCGGCATCGAGGAATAGTCTAAACGCCCGAAACCAGTGCTCCCATCTGTGGAGACGGACGGTTCAAAAGGACAGCGGCTCTTGGAGCCGTTAATGCGAGTGCGGCGTATATGCGCGTGGGAGACTCGCAACCTCGACCAATCATCAACCGGCAGCGTCTCGCAAGGAGCGCTGCTGAGTTTAGGAGAGAGAATGGATAGGATGGTTTGTCAGTTCTCGTGCGGCGCGGCCTCGGCGGTGGCAACGAAGCTTATTCTAGCGGCCTATCCTGCCGAAGAAGTGGTGATCGTCAATGCCTT